CCTCTGCATTTCACTGAGAAAATCATCCTGCAAGCCCTTCTTCTCAGCGTACTGCTGCATGTCCTTACGACCTCGTAAAGAGTAGACATATAGGGTCAAAGAACTAAGTGACCAGTTACGATCATCCTTCCTATTAAGGGCCTCCAGCATGAGGGACGTGAAATCATCTGTCATAGGATGTTTCTGGCAATTGATGATGTTCTGCCAAATGGCGTACCGAGCTGGGATGATATCCTCCAAACCATGTTCTACAAAAATGCCTTTATGCATAAATGTCTTCAGAATGAGGCTAGAGGTCCTGAAAGTTTTCGTATCCATTAGACCTTGCGGACAAGATGAGAAATCAGATCCCAACATAGGATTAGACGTGTCAAACCACTGCATAAGGAATATGGGTGACGGCTCTAAGGACAAGTCCATACCAAAATCAGAAAAGCTGGCGATTAACTCCTCCGCGCCATATTTGGCCGTCTTCGACATCAAAGCGGCATCATCACCTTTCATAAGGCAACTAATCTTGGCATCCTTCTTCCTTGAGGCTGGCATAGTATTACTTAGATCATTATTGAACATAGATAGGACACCAGATTTGGTGGTAATCCCCGCCCTAACTGAATAACCATACGTTGTTACCATGAAATTAGCCAGAGTACCGAAAAGTGTGGTCAGAATAGATCCCGATTTCAGACTGTTCGTGACGCCCATTTTAGTGTAGGCATCACGACCATTGTCATCCAATAAATTAGCAGTCACTATCGGCATATCAAAAATGCAACCTACATACGCAAATAGAGATTGATCATCAAACCATTTAGACAGGACATACCCAATGGCTTCGACTATACCGGGCCCTAGATTATTGTCAAAGGCGCTCACATCCCCGACAATAGGGTGAGGAGTAGTCTTGCCCCCGTCAGAGAATAAACGAAACTCATTGAGGGACAAGACTTGATGGCCGACGTGCATGCCATTGATCATCCTTATAGTATCACCGAATACAGAAGCGACACCCATGGCTACATAATTTATATAGGCAGCGATGGGTACGACATTGCGTAAACCGCAGACATAACCGTAGACTTTCTTGTCAGCAACAAGAGTATTACCATTACCCTTGGTCCAAACAGGAAGAGGTTTATTAGGCCCGGAATTCTTAGACCGTGATATTAATGGACTGCTATAGAACGGTTCGACATTAGTGTTACCTTTAAATATCTCCGAAGGTACTGAATCCATCAAAGAGAAAAGTTCATCGACAGTTATCCTAACCTTACCTCCATCACTGATTCTACTCAAGTCCTGCTGGAAGACGGCGCCCAAGTGAGAATGCAATATGGTGAGAAGAGGGTTAAGGTAATGTGCCTTTGGTACGTAAGGATACTGACCTTTGAAACCTTTAGTCTTCATATAAAGAGAGACGTCAGATGAACCCATCCGGCACGGTGACATAGACTGGACCTTCTTTTTGCTAAGTCCTGCTTTAGAAGCGAAATG